CAGGCTGATGAACCATTGCGGACGCGCAATGACAATGTACATTCCTATCAAGCAGCCAGGGGATACTGGCCCAAAACCGATGATGGCAAAGATAGAGAAAACCAGAAGGCATTTAAATTCCGCTGCATTCATCGTTCAGAGCTTAAATGATTGATTGAGGGGACGCGCTATCTAAAGCTTTTTTGTCCAGAAACAGCCCTACAGTGTTGCGATTTGTTGTGAGTTTTTATCTTAATGTGGGGAGGTGATTGATTTGGCACGGGGAAAAATTTCGCGTTTTTCGCTGAAAGCGGCGTGTGGCGCGGGATTGATGGGTTTTTGATGCAAAATGGATTTTGCGACTTTTGCGCAGAGTGTGGTTAGATTTTGCGCGATTTTTGGCATAGAACGGAAATGGATTGATTCGGGGTTAAGTGGGATTGGTTTTGGGTGTTCTGGGGTGTTAACTTTGGCGGCGTTTAACGGTAGGCCATGATCCATTTGTAAATCTCTTCTATGTCGGCGTCTGATAGCATGCTCAGCGAGTTGACGCCGTATGTTTGTTGCATGTGCTTTATTTTTTCGTCTTCAAGGCCTAGTCCAAAACAGCGTTCCCGGATCGCGGTGATGTGCACCGTGCGCCAGGCGGTTGATTTTGCCGTCGCAGCCTTTTCTATCGTTATACGAGTGTGCTCGATCGTGTGCGCATCCCCGGTTATTTCTATAGTCAGCTTTTTATTCTTTTTTTCAGGTGCAAAGTGATTGATTAACTTATTCATATCTTTAACTTTTTTATTCATTTTCCAATTAATTCAAAAAACCTCTTTGTGGTGTCATCTTTGTTGAGCCTGGCATCCATCTGATGTTCATAAAGCAACTGGATTAACAGCGCCTTGCGGTCGGGGCGCATTTCCAGGTCGCGTTGATCTAGGTTGGTTTCCACGGCTTCGATTACTTCCAGCAGCAATTGAGGATTTAACGGAGGTTCTGCCGTCCGTCTTTCTCTGTCTGTTCTTCTCTCCGCTACGCCTTCTTTCATTTGCTCAATCGTTCTGGCGGGATCATGCGGATACCTGCGCTCCACCTGAACTTCTATGTCCGCTTTTCCTGGGCGCATTTCGCCCTTACCGGTTGCCAGCCAAGACAAACTAACATTGAACGCATCAGCCATTTCGGCGGCTCGCTCTATATTTGGGAGGGAATCGCCCGAAATGTATTTTCTTATTAGGCTTTCTGTTATCCCCGTCCTTTTATGTGCCGCGTATGGCGTTTCGTCCCCCATCGCTATTTTTAGGCGGTCACCGAAACATTCAAGTTTTGCGTTCAAACTTGAATGTTTGTCATCATTCGCGTTTTCTATCATTCAAGTTATCTCAAGTTGTTGTTAGTAATGTAATTTTATAAGCGGAATTTGGTTGTTTATAGGTCGCTCTTCTTGAGCGCTCAAAATTTGTTTGACTGCGTTCAAATATGCTAGTATCGTATGCCTCATGGAAAAGTTAAACAACGCAAAAAAAGCCAGTCATAGCGACTGGCATCCCGCCGACATCGTGGCCGCCTTGCGCAAAGCTGGATGGTCGTTGCGCCGGTTATCCCTGCATTATGAGTTGAACCCAGGCACGCTAAAAAGAGCGTTATCCGATCCATATCCGAACGGTGAGCGATTGATCGCATTGGCCATTGGCATCAAGCCGGAAGAGATATGGCCATCACGCTACGATAGCGAAGGGAATCCCAATCGTGGCCGACGTTTGCGCGGTTTCAAGAATGTTAACACTGCGCAAAAAATCTGCAACGTAAAAGTTAACGGTGGCTAAAGACATGAAACAAGTCAGAGACGAAAAGACGTTAGACATTTTTGCAATCCCGGAAGCGCACAATTGTGCGCCCGGCGATTGCACCTACAGCCGCGAGGTCGCGCAATGCGTCAGCGTTATCCTCGCCGAGTGCAGGACTGGCGATCGTTACGCCATCTGCGCGGAGTTGTCGCGGGTGTCTGGCAAGGACGTAAGCAAACATATGCTGGACGCTTACGCCAGTCCGGCGCGGCTCGATCACGCGCTGCCGTTCTGGCTGGGGCCGGTGCTGGAGGAAGTCTGTCAATCGCACGTTTTGACCGATTGGCTGGTCGAGAAGCGTGGCGGCCGTGCTGCCTACGGCAAGGAGGCTCTGAAGCAGGAACTGGGCAAGCTGGTGATGACGCGGGATTCGGCGATGAAGGATTTGAACAAGCGCATCAAGATCATCGAGCGCTTGCTCGGGGGTGAGTCGTGAGCGAGCGGTATTACAGCGCCAAGGATTTGGCCGGATTGCCCGGAATGCCAGAAACAGATAGGCATGTTCGACGCATTGCTGACTCCGAAAACTGGACGTCCCGCCCGCGCCCAGGAAAAGGCGGCGGCAAAGAATACCACGAAAGCTGCCTTCCCTCAGTGACGCAACGGTATTTGATGGCAAAACGCAAAGTTCAAGCGGCCAAACAAGCGCATAAAGAGGCTGCGAAAGCATTGCCACAATCATTTTACATCATGCTCGATGAAGAAGTTTTCGAGGTTAGAAAGGTATGACCGCGCAGCATTACAGCGCTAAGGAGTTGGCGGGGTTGGCAGGTATGCCAAATACAGTTCAAAACGTAACGGCCAAGGCTAAACGTGAAAACTGGTCAGCCCGTAAGCGCCCAGGTAAAGGAGGCGGTAACGAATACCCCGAAAGCTGCCTGCCGAAGGAAACCCAGAAAGCGTTGCAACAACAGCGCGTCGAGCGGGTTATGGCGACCGTAGACCCGGCCCAAAAGGAACTGATCCCGGCGCAAAACTACGACATGCTGACCGATCGGCAAAAGCTGGTCGACGCGGCGCGGATCGGCACTCTGGCCGAAATCGAGCGGATGATGCAAGCCGGCGGCCTCAGTAAGGAAGCGGCGATCAATACCCTGATCAGCCAGGCGAAACTTGGCACGCTGGACGCGTTCAAGGCCAATCAGTTGCGGCTGGCGATGGACGGGCGCGGCGGCAAGAGCGAAGTCCCGAGCATGCGGACGATCAAGCGCTGGTTCAGCGACCGCGGCAACCTGGCGCCGAAGGTCCGCAAGAAGGATCTGAAGTGGCCGGCCTGGGCCGACGCGTTCATGGCCTGCTACCGCAAGCCGCAAAAACCCAGCGTCGAGATGGCTTTCGACGAGTTCGCCGCGCATTGGGACGGCGAAGCGCCGACCATTCACCGGGTCCGCTATTTCCTGCGCAACCTGTCCAGGATAGAGCTGGAAAAGGGCCGCATGGGCGCCAGGGAACTGAAGAATTTGAAACCGTTCGTGCGCCGGACCTTCGAGGAACTGTGGCCGAACGACGTATGGAGCGCCGACGGCCACACGTTCGACGCGGAAGTGCAGCATCCCCTACACGGCCGGCCGTTCCGGCCGGAGATCACCGGCATCATCGACATCGGCACGCGTTACATGGTCGGCTTCAGCGTGACCTTGAAGGAATCGTCGCTGACCACGGCCGACGCGCTGCGCGGAGCCTGCGAACGCTCCGGCATTCCGGCGATTTTCTATGTCGACAACGGCTCGGGCTACGCCAACGACCTACTGAAGAACGAGGCGACCGGCATTCTGACCCGGCTCAGCATCGAGGTGCGGCATTCGCTGCCCTACAACTCGCAAGCGCGGGGCGTGATCGAACGCTCGCACCGGAGCCTATGGGTGCCGCTGGCGAAGACGCTCGAATCGTACATGGGCGCGGACATGGACCGCGAAGCCAAGCAGCTTTTCTTCAAGCACAGCCGCAGCGGCGACAAGAACGGCGTGGTAAAACTGCCGATCGGCTGGCGCGACTTCATGCGCTTGTGCGAAGACGCGGTGGACAGCTACAACCAGCGCCCGCACGGCGGCCTGCCGGTGATCCGCGACGAATCCGGCAAGCGCCGGCATTACAGCCCGGCCGAATACCGGGCGATGAAGATGCAAACGATGCCGGGCTACGAGCATCACGAATTGAAAGCGGAAGAGGCGCAGAGCCTGTTCCGGCCGCGCGAGGTGCGCACCGTACAGCGAGGCGAGGTCAATTTGTTCGGTAACCGCTATTTCACGCACGCCCTGGCCGATTACCACGGCGAGGACATACAGGTCGGCTACGACGTGCACGACGCGCAGTTTGTGTGGCTTTACAACGAAAACGGCGAATTCATCGCCAAGGCCGAGTTCCAGGGCAATGACAAGCATTATTTCCCGAAGCCGGTTATCGAGCAGGCGCGCGATCGGCGCGCGAAAGGCCGCATGATGCGGGCGGAGAAACAAATCGAAGAGATCGTGGCGGAACGCAAAGGCGCGGAAGCGCTGGAGGTTTTGCCGGTGCAGGAGATTCCTGGCATGCGGGCCGCGGCGCGCATCGTGGAAGAAAAACAGGCCGTGGAAGTGGTGGCAGCCATTCCCACGACCGATCAACCCAGGGAGCGCTATTTGTTCTGGCGCGACCTGGACAACAAGGCCAAAGCCGGGGAAGTCATTCCCGAAGCTTACCTGCCTTTTTACGCCTCATTCCAGAAAAGCGCCGTGTGGCGGAGCTGGCATGAGTTTTACAACGGCGAGCCTTTGACGGCCCGCCAATCTTGAGGACTTTATGATAGCAGAAACACGAACACCGGGCATAGCCCGAATCGGCAACATCGCCCAATGCCAGACCGCGCTGGAGCGCGCCATCTCGCGCAGCGCCAACCTTCCGGGCCTGGTCTGTTTTTACGGCCCGTCCGGCTGGGGCAAGTCGCTGAGCAGTAACTACCTGTGCAACACCCAGCGCGGCTATTACGTGCAGGTCAAATCGATCTGGTCGAAGAAGGTCTTTCTGAGCAAGATTTTGGGCGAAATGGGCATCAAGCCGGCGCACACCACCGGCGAAATGCTCGATCAGGTTTGCGATCAGCTTTCAGCCTCCGGCCGCCCCTTGGTGATCGACGAGATGGATCACCTGGTCGACAAGAACGCGGTCGAGCTGGTGCGGGACATCTACGAGGGCAGCCAGGCGCCGATCCTGATCATCGGCGAGGAGCAGTTGCCGCAAAAGCTGAAGAAGTTCGAGCGCTTTCACGGCCGGGTCTTGGCTTTCGTGCCGGCGCTGCCGGTCACCTTGGCCGACGCGCACGAATTGGCGCAGGTTTATGCGCAGGGCGTGCAATGCGGCGAGGATTTGCTGGCGCATCTGGTGCACGAATCGCACGGCTCGGTACGCCGGGTCTGCGTGAACCTGGACCAGGCCCGCGAGGAAGCGGCGGCGCATGGAGCCAATGCGATCGATTTGACCTGGTGCCAAAAGCACAGCGTCAAGTTCTACACCGGCGAAGCGCCAAAAAGGAGGGTTTAACGGATGGCGTTGATTAAGACATTTAAGGACGCTACGGTAAACGAGATCGGCTATATCTCGATCAGCGAGGCGCATATTGACGGCGTGCACTATTACGGCGTCAAGATGATGGATGCCGGCACGCACGAAGTGCTGGCGGTTTACGCGCTGAACCGGAGCGAAGCGCACGGGCTGATCACGATGCTGACCGCATTGCTGGCGACGGAGGTGCCGCCGCATGTCCATTAATAATAGAAAACCAGTGCACCTGGAATACGCCGGCGGCAAAAGCCCGCGGCAACGAATTTGGGAGAAGATAAGGGCTTATAACGCCGGTCAGGCTGAGCCGTTTACGGCGACTCGATTGATTGGCGATCTGCCAGGCACGATAGCGAAAGACACAACGCGAACTTATATCAAATCGCTTGTGGCTGGCGGTTATTTGGAGGCTGTCGGCAATTTTTACCGGCTGATAAAAGACAACGGCGTCGAAGCGCCGAGGATAAAAACAGACGGCAGCCCCGTCACCCAGGGCCGAGTCCAGGAGAATTTATGGCGCACGCTGCGCACCCTGGCCCATCCGGTCACCTATCTGGAGCTGGCGGCGATGGCGACCACCGACGAGCATCCGGTTTCGCCCAGCTTCGCCCGCGATTACCTGGGCAATCTGGACAAGGCCGGCTATCTGCTGCAACGCGAGAGCAAGAAATATCAGCTCAAACCGGCGATGAACACCGGTCCCCGGCCGCCGATGGTACAGAGGATCAGCCAGATTTACGACCCGAACCTCGGCAAAGTGGTGTGGAGCAAGGGAGGCGACGATGAGTGATCCGCGCCTGGTACAACTGCAACGCGCCGTCGCCGAAAGCTCGGTTACGGCGGTCGCGAACAAGCTCGGCATTCCGCGCTGCACGGTCAGCCTGGTCAACGGCGAGAAGTATCCGGCCAACCCGGAGAACATCCTGCGCCGCTTCGACGAGGTGTGGAACGGCATCGACTGCCCGCATTTGTCGCGGCAATTGACCCGCGCCGAATGCGATGCCTTCAGCGACCGGCCCCGGCCCAATCAACCGCTCGGCCTGCAACACTGGCGCGCCTGCCAGGCTTGCCAGCACAACCCGAAACGCGAGGAAAGACCATGAACGCGATACAACACCGACCCGCGATGCGCGACACCATCGACAACGCGCTAAAGCATCTGGAAACGCTGGAGGCCGCAGGCTTCCAGGTGATCGGCTATCACGTCTGCGGCCCGCAGCCCACGTTTACGGTGATGCCGATTGCCGAAGTGAAGCAACCCCTGGATTACGCGGAGGACAACCATGAAGACCAATAAATGCAAGCACCCCGAAATCACGCTGGTGCGCCGCAAGGCCAAACAGGCCGCCGACGCGCTGCTCGATCTCGCCAATCTGGGCGTGGAAGTGCTAAGCGTGCGCTTCGACAAGCCGGAGCCGGTGATCGAGGTCAGCTACTGCCGCGGCTGCGATCAGATCCACCATTCCGGCACCGGTCGCGGCCGCAGCAATGACGGCACGGTGTACGTCAAGCGTGTCGCCCACATGCGCGGCTGCGTGGTCGAGTGGAACGTGGAGGCGATGGCATGAGGCGCCATAACCCCTTGCCGTTGGCGATCGCGGCGAGCCTGGTGTGCTGGCTGCTGATATTTCTGCTGCTGGCCAGCGTGCCGGCGGTCAGCCTGTTAATCGATTTACTGTTAGAGATGGAGGAATGATGGCGAAGGCCACACGATTGAAACAACCGGCCCAGCAGGCCGCCTACGTGCCGCAGAACCGCGACGAATGCGCCGAGATGATCAACAAGATCGGCTATATCAGCCGCGAGATCGAGGGCATCAACATGGCGATGAACGACGAAATCGCCAAGATCACCGACGCTTACACCGGCAAGGCGACCGCGCAGGAGCTGATCCTGAAGCAATTGCGCGAAGGCGTGCAGGCCTTTTGCGAGGCCAACCGCAGCGATCTGACGCACGGCGGCAAGAGCAAAAGCGCCGATTTTGTGACCGGCACGGTGCAATGGCGGCAGCGTCCGCCCTCGGTGCGGATCAACGGCGCCGACTCGGTGCTCGAAACGCTGGCCCGGCTGGGGCTGAAGCGCTTCATCCGCAGTAAAGAGGAAATCAACAAGGAGGCCATTTTGAACGAACCTGCCGCCGTGGCCGGCGTCGCGGGCATTTCCATCAAGACCGGCGTCGAGGATTTCGTGATCACGCCGTTTGAAAACAACCTGTAGAGACAACCATGACCAAAAAAGACCTGATTCAAAAACTGCATGAAGCCGGCGAAGGCGAAACCAAGGCGGCGATCGAGCGCATCCTGATTCATCTGGCGCGGATCGTCGCGGCCGAGCTTGTCAACGCGGGCGAAATCACCTTGCCCGGCATCGGCAGGCTGCACGTCGACGAGGTCGCCGCCCGCAAGGGCCGCAACCCGCAAACCGGCGCGGAAATCGACATCCCGGCCAAAAAGCGCGTCAAGTTTAAAGCCACCAAGGAGCTGGCCGACCATGTCAACGTCTGACGAAAAAGCCACGCCGGAAAAACTGCGTGCCAGCGCCAAGCGGATTAGAGAAGGCGCGCAATACGCAGACCGCAACGAGGTTCGCGAACGTGAGCTGAGTTTGGCGCGCGAGATCGAATCCAGGGCGGACGAGCTCGAAGCCCAGCAGGCGGCGCAAGCCGAGTAAACCCCAACGGACACGGACGTCCACCTTTGCGGAGAAACCATGCAAACCAATGAAAACAAAGGCGAGATGACGCTGGCCGCGCTGGCCTCGCATCTCGGCATCGAGCCATCGCACATCAAACGCACCGTCAACGCCTGGCGCCAGCGGCGGCCGGACCTGCCGTTTCCGGAGCCGGTGCGCCGGTTTCAGCGTTTCGACACATACGACAGGGACGAACTGATGGCCTGGGTCGACGAGGTCGCGCCGAGCAAGCATCGCTATTTCAACGCGATGGCTCAG